TGTAAACATCCCGGAGGTCGGATTTGTCATAGGCAACTTTAGAATCATTAGCCATTATCCTCGCTCCTTTAAAATCTCAATTGCAGTTAATAAATCTTCTGCGCTTGTCCATTCACTCATTGGTATGTGGGTGGCTATTGCCACCGCAACAAGTAAACGGCTTACGCTTCCTTCTGGGTAACTTTTGGGTCATCCGCATCACCAACTATTACGTCAGCGACTGTTTCCATCCAGGCATCCATCGGCTTGACTGGTTTGCTTCCAGCAATTGCACGCTTATGGGCATGATAAGCCAAAAACATAAGATCCCACATGCCAATCTTTTCTTTGGCTTGTCCAATCGTATTTCCTGTCTGTTTCTCCCATTTTGCCCACTCAGGAGGTTGGGCTATGTAAGTTGCTTGCTCTCCTGAGTTATATTCAATTGTTATTGGTAACTTCATTTGTTTGCTCCCGTTTTTTTAATTAGGCGAATGACTCCGCTGGGACTCCGATGACCTGGAATGATAAAGATACAGTCTGGGCATCTGGTGCAGTTCCACCAGCTGATGGCCAAGTTGGCAATACCTGGAAAGTAAATACTGCTCCAGTGTTAGCTGTAAATACTGTGTTGATACCTGTGTTTGGTGCTGATTCTGCAACGCCCCATAGAATCTCGCATAGAGATCCAGTTGCGCCCCAATCGGCTAGCATCTCGACATCAAATATAAAATCGTTGTCAATAACTTTGTAGGATTTTCCGTCTAGTGTTTCATAGACTTGACGATCCATTGATCCAGTAAGTGTTGCTGTGGTTGCTTGCGCATCGAAATTATTACCGCCAATAGTGAAGGTAATATCCCGACCGGTAATAACTGTCGTTGGCATTTTGCTCCTTAGATTGTTCTTGTGTAATAAGTAGAAACTCGAACGTCTGCAATAAGCAGAGTGCTTGCTCCAACCTGTGTGACTGTTGGTCTTTCGACCGAGCTGACGATATATCCTGCTGGGATTACTGCCAGAACGCTGATGATTAGTTGCTCGATGTTATCCAAAGATGCTGGATTGCTGTTATATGCAACGGCAACTGTAATGGTCATATTGACCTTAGCCCTGATATTAGATTTGCTTATTGTTTCAAATTCAAGGTATGGAGAATCTGGCACGCACACTACTGCTGGCGGGATAACCGACTCTGGAACAAAGCTGTAAACATTACCTGCAACGCTGGCTAAAGCAGCTGCTAAAGGTGTTCTGACCTGCTCAAGGATTGTCTGATTTGGCATTATTGAGCCATGCTCTCAACATCGATGTAAGCCCCTAACAATCCTACGCAGCGATTGAATAGTGATCGACCCATGCGGAAAGGTGTAGCTGTAAAGTCCACGCCCTCAATCTGTCCGCCACCTGCTAAACGTGATTGGAATACTTCTAGAGATACTGCGAATACTGCTGAGCGCACTGGTTGTACGCCAACATAAGTTGAAGCACTTGATAAGGTTGCTGTTCCTGATGGGATGATATTTGCGCTCGCAACATCTGCGTTTGTAATGGCGCATGAAAATGTATATTGTCCAAGATCATCTGCCAAGATTGTGCGTGTTCCATTGTAAGGTGCTCCGCATCCTGCGATAACGACTGATTGTCCTGCTGTGAATTCGTGAATGCCTAAAGTGGTAAATGTTGCTACGTTGTCAGTTAATGATGCCTCTTGAACTGGGCTTCTAAATGTAACTAACATTGGAAGGATTACGCCTTCTGCGGTATCGATGATTTCGTTCAAATATGTGTCATTGTATAAGGCAGAAGACACGCCAAGCACTGCTCTTAACTCACTGGCAGTAATAATTGCTGGCATGTCTTCTCCTTAACTCCCATTACAAAGATGCCAGAGATCGGGAGCAACCCCTGGCACTCAGTTAAATTACGCTACGAACAAAGAACGGAATGCTGTTGGGTAGCGATTAACTACGCAAACATATCCGTAAAGTCCGATTTCAATACGACCATTTGCAACGATGTTGGCACGTAATTCAATTGTGCCACTTTCGTGGAATCGCATTGCTTGTGATGGATAAACCAATGCAGCTTTATCGCCAACATTGTTTCCGGTGTAGTTAGGATCAACAATTAGATCAAGTCCTGCAACTGTTCCATTTGTTGAACCTTGTGTAATTAAGCCAGCCGCATTTTGAGAAATTGCTGCTGCGAATAGTGGACGCTGTGAACCATCAACCGCACCTAATAGGTTTGCGAAGTCGATATTTGTGTATCCACCTGAAGGAGCAACCATCAATCGATTTGGTGTGAATCGCATAACTCCATAAGCGTCTGCAATACCATCAGCGATTGCTTTGTAAATTGTTGTTCCAGATGATGCACCTGCGCCATCAGCTGCAATTGTTGCTGCATAAGCATCAGTCTTTTGTGCATAAGATGCAGCCAACTCACGAACCAAAAGGTCAGCAAAACTCGGATCCGATCTATCAAAGAGCTCAACATTGACAACATTTGCTCCAGCAAACTTAACAATGTTATCCTCTTGAAAAGTTACAACTGTATCTTGTGAAGCAAACTCAACACCTTCTGCAGTTTGACTTACAATCGCCTGATTTCCTAATTTTGGCGTAAAAACCTTCATGCCAGACGCAGGAAGTGCTGCACGCTCAATGCTGTTAATGAATGGGCGTGAATCATCAATAACGCCAATAACATCACGCAAATAATTTGGTGGAACCATTCCTGTATTTTCAGAAACAGTTGCAATTTGTAATGCTGCAATTAGATCACGAGCATCGGTGTCGCCACCAAGTGCTTTGATTTGTGCATTTAGATATTGTCCTGCTGTAACATTTGTATCAACTCGTGGCTTTGTGTATGCCATGTATTGAGCAGTTACAACTGGAGCTTGTGCCGCTTCTACCGCTTCGGTGGCGATAGGAGCTGTTTGTGTGTCTGACACTTTGTCCTCCTGTGTGGTTGTATCCTCAGCGGTTGCTTCGGAATTCTTTGGTGTTTCACTAGCTGCAACCTCAGCCACTCTTGCGCTGTCGATTGCCGGTTCAGTTACAAGTGATACCTCTTGCAAGGAACTTGACTGGATGCGTAGCACCCCATCCTCATTTTTCCATTCGTTGATTTTTACGCCAACGCTAAATCCGTCCCTAAGTCCAGTTGCTGCCTCCTCCAAAGCGTCATCCGCTGCAAAAGTTCTTGCCAGACGAAACGTCGCTTGCAAACCTAGATCGGTTGCAGTTATATCAACAAGTTTTCCCAAAGGTCTAGTTTTGTCATGTTCAAGCAATAATTTGACAGATTTCGAAAAGTCAATGCTGTCTTTTTCAAATACTGTCAATCCTGCGCTCGTTGAACCTTCCTCATTCCAACTTACAATGCGACCAGTTAATGTTCGTTTGTTTGTATCGGCAGCAGTTATTTCTATTGGGAAACTAATTTTCATCGAATCAGATCCTCCTCCTCTTGTATTTGCTCAATGCTCATTGCACCGATGCGGTTTAGGATTTCATAAACTTGCGCACGCTCTAATGCAGATCCACGCAAGAAATCGTCAATGTCAAATCTAGTTTCTATTCCGTTCGGGCAAAAATCTGCTTGAGATAATCTTTGTTCAATTGCGGTCAAAATTGGTCGTAATGAAAAATCAATCAACGCTTTTCTTTCCATAGCAGTTGTGCTATAAGTCATGCTGGTAGTTTCAGCAGATATAAAACTTGCCGGAATGCCACTCAAACGGCTAATTTCCAAAGCCAAATACTGGCGGGCTTCATTTAGTTGTAATTTTGCCGGATCAAATCCTAAAGCTTGCAATTCAACATCAGCATTTAAGAATGCAGTTGATCTTGTCGATCTTGATGCTTTCCAACTTTCCAGCAGTTTAGTAATTCGCTCAGGAGTTAAATTTGTGCCATTTGATTTTAATACCATTTGTGGCATTGGTTCTTTTGCATACATTTCAGCAGCTTGTTCTAATGCAGCAGCAGCTTTAATTGTGCGACCTGCTCGATTTAGTATTCCTTCATCTAATCCGTTAAATACAATCAACGAACCTAAACCAAATGGTGGCACTCGCTTGCCATCGACTGTGTAATATTCAATTTCGGTGGAGTTTGAGTTTAGTGATGCAAATACTCTGTTAGGTGCAACTCTTGTCCATGCTCTAATTCTTGACGCATCTGTTGCTGCGTAAGCATCTAAAATAATTCCATACCCCACGCCATATAGCAAAATGTCCTCAGCCAACCATGCGTAAATTGCTGATCCCGCTACTCTAGGATCTGGTTGCATAATTACTCTGTTTGGTCTTATGTGTTCATTTGTAAAATGATTGTATTGTTCAAGCGGTAAAGATCCGACTGTTGAGCAGATTATATTTCTTGCTCTAGCACCAGATGGGATCGCCATATACTGCTCACGAGTTGCAGTTGTAGTTCCAAATAAAATTCCGCCAACTAATTGTTGTGCGTTGTAAGGTGAAAGTGCAGCAGCTACATCAACTTGATCATTTGGTTGATTTGCCCGAAATCTGTCGAATAATCCCATTAGAGCATAATATACCATATGTCCTAATTATCCGATTTGTATATCAACCTCAGTTTCTGGCTGTGTCGCAAAGTATGAAACCAAAGCAGTTGCCACAGCTGCACAAACTGCAACTCGACTGGCTCGCCTTCCAATAATCCAAGATCCATCCCCATAAGGCAATTTGGCAGCAGATAAGGTTTGAGCAGTTAATTCCTCTTGCCCCCCATGTTGCAATCTGTGAGAATTGATTGCACCTAACCAGCGGTCGCAACTTTCGCTGTAAATACTGCCATCCATATCTGTGATGGGAATGCCGGCTGGAACAAGCCTAGATGCAACGGCAGCACTTGTCCTTTTGCTATATGCAACAGTTTGTAGATTGTATTTGCGAGCGTAGGGTGCAAGATCATTAGCAATAGCCAAATCATTCAAGCTAAAGTCATTTGACCAAGTATGAAGCAATTGAACATAAAATCTCTCACCCGACAATTTTTGAGCTGCAACAAGGGCTGCAAATTTTCTATCCGGTGAGCAGTCCAATCCTAACCAAGTAGGAGCATCAGGATTTAACTGGATCGGCTCAATCTTGCATAATTCCCATTTTTGGGCATCAATGGCTGAGTTAATTGTATCGACCCATTGACACAAAACTTCTGTGCGCACAATATCTGGGGGATCATTCAACACCGCCCGCAAATTATCTGGATGGATGGTTATGCCAAGTGATGGATTGGCTTGAGCAAATGCTGACCAGTTAATCTCGCCAGACGGAAGGGTTATTGGCGCATCCGGTTCAGCACTCCACTCAAACCAACCTATCTGATCATTGCTACCGGCTGAAGCAGCAATGGCTCGCTCACGCAATTTTTGTAATATGACAGAATGTTGGTCTCCGGCATTTGAATAAATCCATGTTTGCGGATTTTTGGAAGCCATCATTGTGTAGCGCATTGATGACCAAGCATCCTCATCTTTGTATTCACGCAACTCATCAAGATGGATTGTGGACGGCGCAGAAATTCCTCGACTTGCATTGTTAGCAGCTTTAACAACAAACCTGCGATTGCCGGTCAATTCCATTTCCTCAGCACCATGTTGCCAGCGTATTTTTTTCACCTCAGCAGCTAGACGATCATTGCCCTCAATCAATGCAACCATTTGCCGAAATGTTTCAAGGCTGGTTGTTAGCCGGTGCGCTGATGTCAATTGTAGATTTTCTCCCCAGACATACATGCCAGTTAAGATCCGCAACATCATAAATGTGCTTTTGCCATTTTGCCTCGCTTGAACCAAGCCACAAAGATCATGATGGTATCTGCCATCTGGTTTAACTTTATGACCATGAATAGCAACAAACTTTTGCCATTCCATCAAAGGCATACCAATCTCAGCTGCAAAATCAATCATTTCGTGTCCCCTAGATGGTAAATCATTGAGTTTGGAGTGAATTCGTGGAGTTTTCACACCTCCTAAACTCGATTGAGCCTGATCAATCCCAATCAAAGGCAAATCAAGATTGATCAAGATGATCCGGTCGTATCGTGGCTGATTGACCTGTTTTGTCGGTTAGAAAGGACATGGGGGGTCGGTGGTGTCCCTTTACGCACAAAAAACTGCCCCCCCTTCGCATTATTACATCTAGAACATGCAGCTAATAAGTTTCCATCATCATCAAGACCACCCAACCTTCTTGGAATAATGTGATCAACTGTATCTGCTTCACCACCACAGTATTGACAAATGTAGTTATCTCTGGACAACACTCTAGCCCTGATCTTGCGCCATAGGCTTGTTGATCCGGTAGATCTTAATGCTGACTTACTCATCAATACCAGCCTTTAAGCTTGTGATGAGCGAGTGCCTTGCAAGGCGTGTTATACCGGTGTTTAACATATTTCAATCCTATCAGCACTTGCTTCATTCCATTCTTTTCTTTCATACCTAAGATTTGTGGTATTCCATAAGCTGATGAATGTGGGTTCTTTGCATTAGGTTGCCATCTGCTTTCCTTATGCCATAACTCATCAATACAATAAAATTCATTAAGATCATTTAATTGAATGAATGCATATTGTCTGTAATGGTTTGTATTGTAATTAGCAGCTACGGAATAAGTCTTTTCAAAGCAAAAGATTAAAATGAATACAGCGATCCCGACTAGCTTGCACCTCGCGAGCTGAGCCTTCGGGCTCGCGTTTTGGCTTTGGAAGCCAATGCGACTAGAGCATAACATGAGTGTCAAGTTCTCCGTTTATTTTGTGGTGTGTCGGTAGAAAGGTTCAATCATAAATAAATCCTCCTCAAGCCAAGTATCGCTAAAACCTGCATTGTTTTGCTCACTCATTTGCTTCGGATCAATGCACAAGTATGGCAAGGCAATTCCCGAAACTGCCAATCACCACACTTGATGCATCGACTTACTTCATTATCTGGAACATCCTCAGCATCAACTATATTTTTGATGCCTACACAGCCACAGCTAGTGCATTGGTAGGCTTTGAAGCCATCCGGTGTGTCCAACTGATCCAGCCACAGGAACTCAACCTTGCGACTGCATCCATTGCACTTAAATAATGTCATGTATAATGCCTACTGCCTACAATGACATTGTGAGCAAACCATATACATACCATCTCGCATTAGCCTGTCATCATTACATGCTAAGCAAAACTCTGTTGATGGCTCTAGCTTTACCCCTGCATCTGTAAATGTTGCAGTAAAGCCTGAGCCGTCAATGATTTGTAAATCACCCATTATTCACCTCCTTCAAAATACCAGTTCCCATTTGCAGTTAATTTGCCCCATCTCGCCTCGCATTGCTCAGCTTTTGGTGCGCTGCAAACATATCCATAATAAGGCTTACCGGTCTTTGCTGTTCCTTCTTTGAGGATCATTACGCCATGTAAGCATTCTTGTTGTTGTGGTTTATTCGGTATGGTTTCAATGGCATCTCCGACTGACCACGCTTTCGGTTCATCTCCTGACTTAGCATCATCTGCAAATGATTTGCGGAGTGCCAGTTCAATAAGCTGCGCATTACCACTCTTGCCATATACATTTTTAATCGGTTCATTTTCTACCTTTCTCATGTCATCTTTGGTTGCTGTCTTGTCAGATCCCTTGAGTATAATTATTGCCCTCCCAAGTGCTGATGTAGCAGTATCCTCAACATAGAATTTTTTCATGTTTGGGATATAAGTTTCCCTTGATCCAAATGCGACATTGGAAACTGCCGGATAAAGGTCAGCACTATCTCGCCACAGCGTAGCCATGCACAAGATATAACCCTCCTTCGGATCATGAGTAATAACTGTGATCTCAGATCGACCCGTTGGAAAGTTGCTAATAAACCACTTGTTAAGGCTTGCGACATCCTCATAATCGTTCATGTTAAATGCCATCAGCTACTCCGTAGTCCTTGTCGTAGTTGTCATACAGCTCTTGATAAATGGCTGCGTATCCAATGATGTCTTTAATACTATCTTTGTGATTTGCAGTTTCTGCGAGCCGGCTGACTTTAACGAGCAATTGCATAAGGCTGACCTGCATTGGCGAAATGTAATTTCCATAATAAGCAGACCACAGCTCTGAGATGCGTTCGTGATTGCTTTGACTGCTTCCGTAAATCGATCCTCGATCGGTGAGGATACGGGCGCATTCATCCAATAACTCAGTTCTGCTTGTCATAATCAAAGACCTCATCAGTTGTGCGCTGAGTGTTGATCATTCTCCGGTGCATATCCCAGCCTTGCTTGCGACCCTTCCAATAGCCAGACTGAAATGCGTTATCCCTAATCATCCAAATAATATATGCTGCTACACCTGTGCCTAGATAGATCCAAGCCAGCTGCATCATGTCATCTTTTATAGTCATGATTGCACCAACAATCTTGGAGCATTCCATTTAGGATTTCGCCCTTGCATACCAGCAATTGCGCCAATAATTTGTTGTGTCCTCATGCCCATATTTTGAGCAATTGCTTGTGGCGAATTGCCTTCTTTGTATAAGAATGCCACCTTTTGAAAATCTTGATCAGTCCAGTTATGAATGACACCCCTAGATATTTTTCTAGATCTTTTTGGTGCAATTGGCATATTTGGTTTATTCGCTGTGTCTTTTAACAACTTCTTGCGGAGTAAATACTCCAGCATTAAGTCCTCTAACTCTTGGTTCATGTTGCTCCCTTACATATCCACAGCCTTTGTGGATACATAAAGTATGACCCAATGCAAGGACATTTGGGGGATTTGTAGCAGTTATTTGATAACGAAATGATAACGATTTAGGAGTAAGTGCGCCTGTTATAGGTAAATGATCCGTCTTGATTGACTGGGATCAGCTCTACTTGATGACCTTTTTTGCCAAATTGCATAACCACAAATCCCATATTCCAGTCGGCTGAATTGTATTTAAGATACCCTGCTTGCCTCATATCCATAAGGTGTCCAGCCTCAATGCCCCAAATCGTTGAATAACGCCCATTTAAGCCAGTTGTATGTCGGACTGCACCCTGCCTATGGGAATGCCCACAAACGACGCTTCCAGACCACTTTTTACTAAGATTTAGAGCAGTTATACCGGCATGCTTAGACATGTTGCCTTCATCCCCATGTGCCAGATAAAAGCCACGCTCAAACTCATAGGCTTTGCGATGATAGTGAATACCCAATCTACTGAAATCCATGAATTTGTCATAAGCCAATTCTGGCAATCCGATCAATGATGGCGCACCTTTAAGCAATGTGGTGTAAAGCCGGTCTGTGTGATTGCTTCGGATTATGTCTGTCGTGCCTAAGTCGTAAAGTATCTCTTGAGCTAGTGATCTTTCCTCATCGAGCGTTTCTGCAAACTCTAACTTAGTTCCTTTTGCCCAACGACTCTGAGATCCCATATCCATCTCATCACCACAATTTAAGACAAAATCAAACTTCTCTCGCTTTGTCATTGCAATCAAATTCTTAACAGCTGCAACATGATGCAACGGAATTTGTAAATCAGGAACTACTAAATACCTGCGATTAGGTTTAGTCGTCATCCTGATCCGGATCGATGCGTGGAATTATCGCATCAGGTTTATCGTTGGAGATCCAGTCGGGCAAGGCGTTTGGCTCTTGCATAATCCAAAACGCCATTTCTTTACTAAACCCTGCACGCTTTGCAGCCATAAATGCTTCATGCAATGTTATAAAGTGGGTATCTAGTTTCGTCAATTCACGAGTTTGGCGAACTACTCGACGATTGATCTTTTTGTGTTTAATAGGTTTTCGTGTGTTCGCCATAGGAAAATTATTGCTTACTGATTAAGACAAACAGATCATCAACACGCTTTTCAAGTCTGGTAATTTGATCTTTGAGGCTGTTGCCAGAATTCGGACGCAACTCATTAAGCCAGCCTTTAACTAGGAAACGAAACCCGATCAGCACGCCTGTTAGCACAGCGCACACGCCAGCCCCAAAGCCAGCCCATTCTGTTGGTGTCATTTAGCATTAACGCCATAGTCTGCTTCGCTCCCTGAATTTGGATCAATTGCTTTTGCTATTGGTGCAATCAATGCGCCAAGTAATACTGCAAACTCTGGTCTGATGTCAGCAACGATTGCAAGTGCAACAGTTATGCCTGATGCAGCCACAGCTCTTAAATATGACTTGATTGCTGCCTTGTGTTTATTTGATAGTTTCATGCATCTCCTATGGTCGGGCAACTGCCATGATTAATGAATAGTTGCGTTTGCGTAAATAAACACCATCGCCATTTGATTGGCTTCCTGCTTTACCGGATGAGGTATTGCCCTCAATTACCTGCAAGTATTTAAGTGCTGTGTTGTTCCATTTGACAATGCCAACATGATCCGGTTCAGCATCTTTGTCAAATTGGAAAAACACAATATCACCGGCTTTTGCCTGTCCTACCGGTATCAACTTGCCAAGCATGGCAAACCACTTAAGTGCATGATCGCAACTTGCAAATCCTTTACCGGATTGAGCTGCTATTGATCCACCAAGTCCTGCTTTGTTATAACACCAAGATACAAACATGGCACACCAAGGCTGATTATTTAAGCCATACCATTTGCCATATTTTGTGTCATTGACTGGCTGCTCTTGATAGCCAATCTCAGCTTTAGCAATCTGCAACAGGTTTGGCATTATTCCCTAAGATTGTGCTAAGCGGTGGGCTTGCCTAGAGTTAAACCCTGTGGAATTGGTTGGCTGTATTCCCATTTGGCAATATAAGCACCAACGCCATCACTATCATCTCGTAAATAAATTCCTAAATCTTGAAAATTATCTGTTGGATTTAGTACAGGATATGCTTCTATAATTTTTTCCCATAGTTCCATATTATGCTCCTAAGTATATTGCTTGAAATCTAGCACCTTGAGTGCCAGTTTCTGTAGTAAGTGTGCCACCAGAATTTTGATAAACTTGTACTTGAAAATAATCCGAAACGGCTGCGGCAAATGCTACTGAAAATGTTTGTGTTGGCACTTGACTGTTTGCAGCAAGAATATTGACTTGAGCCTCAACGCCATTTTTGAATAATCTTGCAACAAGCGCATTGCTAGTTCCACCTGTGTATCTATTTGTAAAATTAAATTGGTAGTAGCCACCTTTACCTGCTGGGATTGTAATTCTTGTATTGTTAGTTACATCATCGTGGAAAGCATCTGTGTCAAAATTTTCTGTGTCAAAAGTCAAAAAAGTGTCAGTATTATTACTGATGCTTTGACCTGTTGTTTGTTGTAGTGAAACCCCAGCAAAAGTTAAACCACCAGCAGGTGCAACCCATTCTGGAGCAGTTGCACCAGAGTTTACTGTAAGCACTTGCCCTGCTGTGCCGATACCTAATCTAACTAAAGTATCGGCTGCAGTTGCGTAAAGCGTATCTCCAGCAGTAGTAACTAAATCTGCAACTGGATCAACTTTCCATTCCAAGCCTGTTGCAGTTGCACTATTCGCTACAAGTGTGTGACCATTTGCGCCCACTGGCAATCTTGCATCAGCTGTGTCAAATGTGAATAAATCACCTTTTGTGGTTAATGGTGTCTGATCTGCTGTAGTTGCCCATTCCGGTGCTGTTGCTCCTGAATTAACTCGCAAAACTTGTCCAGCAGTTCCTAATCCTAATCGTGTATTAACATTTGCAGTTGCTGATCTATAAGCAATGTCGCCTGTTGTTGTTTCTGGATTTAGGTTTTTTGTTGTGGTATCAACAGCTGAACCAAGTGTGCGAATAGCAGCTGCGCCATCTTTGACCAGATCGGTGTCATTTGGTGTCGTCCACCCATAATTTGTAGTTGTTGCCATGTTAAGCTACTGCTCCAATCGCATTTTCCCATGTTAGTATAGCGGATAAAGTGTTCCATGCCTCTGAGGCTGATACTTGCTCCCATTGAACTGCCACTTGAGAGAATTCAATTGGGCTCAAATTTATGGTTACAAATAATTCGTTGAATCTAGTGCTCCAACGCCAGCCTTCAACATAACCCTCAAATTGACCAGTTGGAGCTATCTGAACAGGCAAGTCTGTTATTCGCATTGGCTGACCCACAAAGATACTAAGCAACGCATCTCGGTCTGCATCATCAATGGCTGAGTTAGTCAATGGGAATGTAATGCTGTCAAATAAGGCTCTTGGATAGGATCTAAGGGAAATAAACCGATTAGCCACATTTTGTGCATCGGTGGCATCGTGCAAGACTGTGTTAATTGTTTCGCCTCGGTAACCAAAGGTTTCAATACTGTCTAATTCGATTGCACTTACTTGTGAACCAAAGTTGTTGCCATAATTTAGGAATATATCGTTGCGAACATCCGCACCCCTAGTCAAGACCTTTAATCCTGCTCCAAAGGCTGTGTTTGCTGAAATCTCTATATAACCATTATTGGCAAGATAATTCTGCCTGTGCAAAGCATCGGCATACCCAATGCGACCTTCGTTATCCTCATACAAAACACCAAATGCGCTATCAGCGATAAGGCTTGCAATGTTATAGACAGTATCTGGGTTTGCGCCTCGGTTTGTAATTTCATAAACACCTGGTCGATCGATCTCGCCAAGTCCTAGATTTTCAGCATTTGCCCAAGTAACTGTAGGATCATAACCTGACCAAGTTTCAGCTGCTGGCACTTCATTCCAGTTGTTTAGGAATAAATCGGCAAGTAATTCAAATATTTGGTCGCCATCATCATCTCTTGCCAATGTGCCGTCATAGATAACTTTGGGCAACTTAGCCAATGAACCTAATGCAATGATCGTATAACTAAAGGTTTCAGCAACACTACTGGCTGATGCAACTTCGGTAGTGATGTCTGTGATGTTGCCACCAAATAAAGTCTTAAATGTGTTGGTGCTGTCTTTGACCTGTAATGCGATGCCGTCATTTATTTGTAAATTATAGTTTTCATTATTCAAAGCCACTATTGTTATTTGCAAATAAGATGGGGTTGGTTGTGCGTAAATATCCTCACGACCTGCTTGATGGGCTATATCAGAAATAGCAACATTGGTGTATTCCACACCATTGATGCTTAACTTATACTCAGGCGTAAAGACTGACATTATCTCGCTCTAGTGATGCCGTTGTTATACAACTGTGGAACTGATCTTGATGAACTTTGATTAATGACCTTAGCAACCGCTCTAGCAGCACCTTCAGAATCTACCGCTTGAACTGTAATATTGTTGACTGTTGTGCCAGCCCTCGCTGCTCCAGCAGCAATTTGTGCAGCTGTGGCAGTTGTGGCTGTGGAAGTCGCTGTGGCAGTTGTGGCAACAGATGCAGCGGATGACACTCCAGCACTTGATCCGATCGGGCTGATGTTTGGCAAAATTGGAATGGCATTATATCGGGCAATCAAAGCGTTAATACCTGCAATCGCAGCGTCAATTGAAGCCTGAATTGCTGAAATGACTTTGCCAATAATATCAACAACTCCACCAGCAATAACACCAACAGTTTTTAATGCAGCACCTAATCCGGTAACCAAAATTGGTATTACTACATTTTGAACAAATTGACCAAACGCATCAAAGGCTTCTTGGTTATCTGCAATGGCTTGCTTGATTGGATCAAAATTCTTTGCAAATTCTTGTAGTTTAGGAATAACTGTGTTGATGACTAGATTGATAAATCTTTCAATAAATGGCAACAATCTTTCAGCAAGACTATCCCTAGCATCCTCAAAAGTTAATTGTAATCTTTTAATGCGACCTTCAAAAGTGTTTGCAGCAATATCAGCCTGACCGCCAAAGGTGTTTGATAAAGATTTGGTTATATTCTCAAAACTCATGGTCTTCAGTTCAGCTGCGCTTAATCCAATACCTAAGCGACCAAGTGAGGTGGTGTTTCCTTCAAAAGCCTTTGCAAGTGCTGTTGTAACTGCATCTAATCCCTTGCCTGATCCAGCAGCAACATCTAACGCAATCTTTTGCAATCTCATTGCTTCATTGGCATCTTTTGTAGCAATAGCCAATCTATTTAAGGATGGTCTAAGTTCGTCCTCGGTAACGCCAGTTGCAAGCTCTGTTGCTCTTGAATAAGCCAATACCGATGCAATTGTGTTATCTGTTGCACCAGCGACATTTGTTAAAGTAGCTGCTAATTGAGCGTTTGCTTTTTCATCCTCAATGGCTGCCTTTACTCCATCAATTAATAATTTGCCAGCGTATGCGGTTGCAGCAACGGCAGCAACAGCAAAAGCCTTGGCTGCTTTTTTACCAAAATCTGCAACTTTATTTGCATTAGTTTCAACAGCCTTGTCGGCTTCGCCTAGTTTCTTTTTTAAGTCATCAACATCGGCAAGGATTGATAACTTTAATGTGCGAGTGCCGACTGCCATTAGACCCATTCCTTAATGATGCGATTGAAAGCCTGTTCCCATTTGTTAATCAATTCAGGCTGAATTCTGCGAAGCGTTGGATAGATAAACCACCCTCTCGAACCTCTGCCTGACCGTCCTGAATATGTAGGGAACTGCTTGAACTTATTAGATCCAAACTCAATGCCACCCCATAGGGTTTGCGTTGTAGCACCACCTGAAAACTTCTGTCTTGCGAAACCATAACTGAACTCACCGATTTTGCTTGACTTTGAAATGCTGACCCCGTCCGCAACTCTTTGCGCAACCTTGCCAGATTTTTCTCTACCTCTAGCTGCCTGTTTAATTTCCTCTGATGCAAAATACGCCAAAGCAGCAGATTGACTTCTTGCTTCATCTGTTGCTTGATCGTCCATAAGTTTGAAAGCCTTGTAAATATCACGCAGATCGGATTTGTTATAGGCGATTGTTTCATTTGCCATTCCGTCTCTCCAATATCTCGATCGCTGTTAAAATGTCCTCTGCTTCAACCCATTCGCTCATTGGTATTTGAGTGCTTATTGCTAACTCAACCAATAATCGATTTAGGCTTCCTTCCGGATGACTTTTGGGTCTGCATCACCGACTATTACATCAGCGACAGTTTCCATCCAAACATCCATTGGTTTGATTGGTTTGCTTCCGGCTAATTCACGCTTGTGTGCGTTGTAAGCCAAAAACATCAAATCCCAAATACCCAACTTCTCAGATATTTGACCAATGATATTCCCTGTCTGCTTTTCCCATTTCGCAAACTCAGGTGGTTGGGCTAGATAAGTTGCTTGCTCACCTGAGTTATATTCAATTGTAATTGGTAACTTCATTTGTTTGCTCCCGTTTTATTTTTTAACTAAAGGTTTCGGTTACTGCGCCCTTAGATACTGTGAATGTGAATGATACTGTCTGAGCATCAATTCCTGAACCACCAGCAGTTGGAAACTCTGGCTTTACTGGAAACACAAATTGTGCTCCTGATGCAGCTGTAAGTGTCATGCTGATGTCTGTATCTGGTGCAGTTTCAGCAGCAGCCCATAGAGCCTCACAAACTGAGTTTGCCTTGCCCCAATCTGCCAACATATCTAGTTGAAATGTTCCTGAAATGTTTGTGGTCTTGTAAGCCTCGCCTTCCATGGTCTGATAAACCTGACGCTCATTGACCTTGGTTAGAACTGCGTTTGTCGCTTGTGCTTGAATATCTGTTCCACCTGTGAAAGATAAACCAACATCACGACCGGTAATTACGACTGTTGCCATGATTTCTCCTTATATTGTTTGCGTGTAGTAGGTAGATACTCGAACATCTGCGATTAGCAGCGTTGATGCACCAACTTGAGTAACTGTCGGTCTTTCAACCGAGCTGACAATGTATCCAACTGGAATGACTGCCAGAACACTTATAATTAATTGCTCGATGTTGTCGAGCGATGCTGGATTGCTGTTATAGGCAACCGCAACTGAAATAGTAAAATTGATTTTGGCTCTTACATTTGTTTTGCTTATTGTTTCAAATTCTAGATATGGTGAATCAGGCACAACCACTACAGCTGGTGGAATTACTGTTTCGGGAACAAATGAATAAACATTTCCTGCAACGCTTGATAATGCGGTTGCTAAAGGTGTCCTGACCTGTTCAAGTATTGTCTGATTTGGCATTTATTGACACATGCTTTCGGTGTCCATGTAACTGCCTAATAAACCAACGCACTTATTGAAAAGTGAGCGACCCATGCGAAATGGCGTACTGGCAAAATCGATACCCTCTATTTGTCCTCCACCGGCAAGTCTTGCTTGGAAAACTTCGACTGAAACTGTATAGACGGCTGACTGAACAGCTGCGTTTCCAACATAAGTTGATGCGCCAGAAAGGGTAGCAACTCCGGATGGGATGACATTAGCTTCGAGTATATCGGCATTAGTGATCGATTGCGAAAAGGTATATTGTCCAAGATTGTCTGCCAGCACAACTCTTGTTCCGTTGTAAGGTGCTCCGCATCCTGTGATGACAACTGATTGTCCTTCGGTAAATTCATGAATTCCTAGTGTGGTAAATGTAGCAACATTGTCTGACAATGAAGTTGCTTGAATTGGTGCTTTGAATGTAACAAGCATTGGCAGAATGACTGTTTCTGCTGTGTCAATAATTTGATCTAAATATGCGTCATTGTAAAGAGAGGAACTTACACCCAATACGGAACGCAATTGTGTTGCGGTAATAATTGAAGGCATAAATTCCTCTCTCTAATCTCCCTTAATGGATGCCTAGGATCGGGAGCAACCCTAGGCACTCAGTTAAATTACGCTACGAACAAAGAACGGAATGCTGTTGGGTAGCGATTAACTACGCAAACATATCCGTAAAGTCCGATTTCAATACGACCATTTGCAACGATGTTGGCACGTAATTCAATTGTGCCACTTTCGTGGAATCGCATTGCTTGTGATGGATAAACCAATGCAGCTTTATCGCCAACATTGTTTCCGGTGTAGTTAGGATCAACAATTAGATCAAGTCCTGCAACTGTTCCATTTGTTGAACCTTGTGTAATTAAGCCAGCCGCATTTTGAGAAATTGCTGCTGCGAATAGTGGACGCTGTGAACCATCAACCGCACCTAATAGGTTTGCGAAGTCGATATTTGTGTATCCACCTGAAGGAGCAACCATCAATCGATTTGGTGTGAATCGCATAACTCCATAAGAGTCTGCAATACCATCAGCGATTGCTTTGTAAATTGTTGTTCCAGATGATGCGCCTGCACCATCAGCTGCGATTGTTGCTGCATAAGCATCAGTCTTCTGTGCATAAGATGCAGCCAACTCACGTACAAGCAGATCTGCAAAGCTCACGTCTGAACGATCAAATAGTTCAACGTTTACAATGTTTGCACCAGCAAACTTAACAATGTTGTCTTCTTGGAAAGTTACAGCTGTATCTTGTGAAGCAAACTCAACACCTTCGGCAGTTTGTCCTACAATTGCTTGATTTCCTAATTTTGGCGTAAACACCTTCATGCCCGTGGCAGGTAGTGGAGCACGCTCAATGCTGTTAATAAATGGACGTGAATCATCGATTACTCCAATAACATCACGTAGGTAGTTTGGTGGAACTACTCCTGTGTTTTCAGAAACAGTTGCAATTTGTAATGCTGCTACTAAATCGCGAGCATCGGTGTCGCCACCAAGTGCTTTGATTTGTGCGTTTAGATATTGTCCGGCTGTAACGTTTGTATCTACGCGTGGCTTTGTGTATGCCATGTAGTTTGCTGTTACAACTGGAGCAGTTTGTGCCGCTTCTACCGCTTCGGTCGCGATAGGAGCCTCAGAAGTAATTTCTGACACTTTGTTCTCCTCTTTGTTTATTTCCTCAGCGGTTGCTTCGGAATTCTCTGGTGCTTCACTAGCTGCTACCTCAGCGACCCGGGCGCTGTCAATTGCAGGATCTGTTACAAGTGAAACTTCCTGAAGTGTGCTGGATTGAATTCTTAACACGCCTTCTTCGTTTTTCCATTCATTAATTTTTACACCAACACTAAAGCCGTCGCGTAATCCTGTAGCGGCCTCTTCCAAAGCGTCATCCGCAGAAAAAGTTTTGGCCAGACGGAAGGTTGCCTCTAATCCTGTATCTGTTGCAGTTATGTCAACAAGTTTTCCAAGTGGCTTTGTTCTTTCGTGCTCAAGCAATAATTTGACCGGCTTTGAGAAATCAATGCTGTCTTTTTCAAATACTGTCAATCCTGCGCTGGTTGATCCCTGCTCATCCCAGGTTACGATCTTGCCTGAGATAGTCCGCTTGTTTGTATCGGCAGCTGTTATTTCTATTGGGAAATTGATCTTCATCGGATCAAATCCTCCTCTTCTTGTATTTGCTCAATGCTCATCGCACCGATGCGGTTTAGGATCTCGTAAACTTGTGCACGCTCTAATGCTGAACCACGTAGGAAATCATCAATATCAAATCGTGTTTCAATTCCGTTAGGGCAGAAGTCTGCCTGGCTTAGACGTTGTTCAATAGCTGTGAGGATTGGACGAAGTGAGAAATCAATAAGTGCTTTTCGCTCTGCAGTCATATTGGAATATGTCATAGATGTAGTTTCAGCAGATACGAATGAGGCCGGAATACCTGATGCTCTTGCAATTTCTAAGGCTAGGTATTGACGTGCTTGATTTAATTGTAATTTATCAGGATCAAATCCAAGTGCTTGTAATTCAACATCAGCATTTAAAAATGCAGTTGATCTTGTTTGACGGCTCTGTGTCCATGAGGATAACAATCTTGAAATACGCTCTGGAGTTAAGTTTGTGCCATTAGATTTAAGAACCATTTGTGGCATAGGCTCTTTGGCATACATTTCCGCAGCCTTTTCTAATTCAGCAGCTGCTTTGATTGTGCGACCTGCTCGATTTAGAATTCCCTCATCTAATCCGTTGAAAACAATTAAACTGCCCAAACCAAACGGAGGTACACGCTTTCCATCAACTGTGTAGTATTCAATTTCAGTTGAATTATTATTAAGTGATGCAAATACTCTGTTTGGTGCAATTCTTGTCCAGGCGCGAATACGTGAAGCATCAGTTGCTGCATAAGCATCCATAACCATTCCGTAAGCAACGCCGTAAAGTAATAAATCTTCTGCAATCCATGCATAAATTGCTGAACCAGCAACGCGTGGATCTGGTTGCATAATTACGCGGTTTGGTCTTACGTGCTCATTTGTAAAATGGTTGTATTGCTCAAGAGGCAAAGAGCCAATTGTTGAGCAGATTATATTTCTTGCACGTGCTCCCGCTGGAACGGCCATGTAGGCCTCACGTGTTGCGGTTGTAGTTCCAAACAGGATACCGCCAACTAATTGCTGAGAATTGTAAGGTGCAAGTGATGCCGCTACATCTGTCGGATCAGTTGTTTTATTTGCTGTGAATCGATCGAATAGTCCCATTGGCGTAAATTATACCTTATGTCCGACTTATCCGATTTGTATGTCAACCTCTGTTTCAACCTGTGTCGCAAAGTATGAAACCAGGGCAGTAGCAACAGCTGCACATACTGCAACCCTTGATGCCCTTCTACCAATAATCCATGCTCCATCACCATAAGGCAGTCTTGCAGCTGATAAAACCTGTTGCGTTAATTCTTCTTGATCTCCATGCTGTAAACGATGGCTGTTGATTGCTCCGAGCCATCTGTCGCAGGATTCGCTGTAAACCGCCCCATCCATATCGGTGGTAGGTATTCCAGCCTGTTGTAGACGGCTGGCAACCGCAGCAGCTGTGCGCTTTGAGTAGGCGATCGTTTCCACCTGGTATTTTCTAAAATATGGGGCTACATCGTTGGCAATTGCTAAATCATTTAATGAAAAGTCATTTGACCAGGTGTGCAGTAATTGCACGTAATATCTTTCACCTGGCATTCTTTGTGCAGCGACTAATGCTCCAAATTTACGATCTGGACTTAAATCTAATCCCATCCACATTGTTTTTTCAGGATCTAATGGAATTGGATCAATTGCGCAGGATTGCCATTTTTGTGCATCTACAACTGAGTTAATCGTATCGACCCACTGGCATAAAACTTCTGTGCGCACAATATCTGGCGGATCATTTATTACTGATCTGAGATTATCCTCATGAATCGTTATGCCTAAAGATGGATTGGCTTGAGCGAACGCTTCCCAGTTCGGCTCACCCGACGGAAGGGTGATAGGAGTGTTTGGTTCAGCACTCCATTCAAACCAACCAATATCATCATTTGCACCACCAGCAGCTGCTAAGGCTCTGGATCTTAAACCATTTAAAACTACACTGTGTTGATCTCCAGCATTTGAATAAATCCATGTCTGAGGATTCTTTGCACTTATCATCGTGTATCGCATTGATGACCAAGCGTCTTGATCTTTGTACTCGCGTAACTCATCCATATGAATGCTTTCTGGCTTACTTATGCCTCTCGAGGCATTGTTGCTTGCTTTAATTACAATTCTTCGATTGCCTTTAAGTTCCAATTCTTCCGCACCATGTTGCCATCGGATCTTCTTGACCTCGGATGCAAGTTTGTCATTCTCTTCGATTAGGGCAATTATCTGTCTAAAGGTTTCCAGGGAAGTTGTAAGTCGATGGGCTGATGCTAGCTGTAAGCCCTCCCCCCACACGTAAGCACCACAAAGCATACGGAGCATCATAAAAGTGGACTTACCATTTTGACGTGCGATTACCAGGCCATTCTCAGAATGATGCCAGCGACCATCTGGCTTGACCTTGTGCGCATGAATCGCCACAAACTTCTGCCATTCCATCAACGGAATGCCTACCTCAGCTGCAAAGTCGATCATTTCCTGGCCTTTGGACGGCAAATCATTAAGTTTGGAGTGAATACGTGGAGTTTGCACACCTCCTATTTTCGATTGAGCCTGATCTAAAGCGATCTGGTCTGATTCAGTCATGTTTAATCTGATTCAAAAGGATCGTGCCCGATTGAGGTATTTCGTCGGTTAGAAAGATTGAT